AACCTGACACGTTACCAAGCTGGGTAAACTACGACGCGGCATGGAAACATACCGACCCATACCCGAGGTGGCCATTCACTCGGGTCAACCCAAAGGAACTAGCCAAGGTGGGCAAGTACGATGTGGCAGCCGAGAGTGAAGACGACGAGCCCGCTCCGTTCTGAGAGGACACAGCATGATCAAACAGAAGCCAGCATCCGCCCGCAGCGGGCAGGTGGGAGGGAACCACTACAAGGAGATGGGCATCGAGCCATGGGACGTAGTGGATACGTGGCCAAGGGAGCAGCGCATCGGGTTCTACCGGGGCAATGCGATCAAGTACCTGCTACGGATGGGTAACAAGGACGAGGCTGCAACCGAGGTGGCCAAGGGACAGCATTACATTCAGAAACTTCTTGAAGTGCTACAGGAGGATGAGCATGGATGATGCAGACGCAGCCGATCTGGCCCAACAACAGGCATTGGCTTCGGCCCTGAAGCGCAGGCATGCCACGCTGCCCGCCGTGGGTACGTGCTACTTCTGCTCGGAACATGTTGAGGGAAGTCGGCGCTTCTGTGATGCCGACTGCTTGCAGGACTGGGAACGTAACGAGGCAGCCCGTAAGCGAGGTGGGAGCGTATGAGCGTACAGAACAAGCTGCGCCCACTGCTACGTAACACCGATGGAATGACAGTGCAGGAACTGGTCGATGCGACGGGTCATCCACGCACCTCCGTGCAGATGGCATTGAACGTCATGCCTGATGCCTACATCGACCGATGGGTTCGCGCTGGTGGCCCGGTGGATACCAACTACGCTGCCGTCTGGTCCGTGGTTGTACCCCCTGCGAACTGTCCACACCCAGTGAAAGGAGGGAGGGAAGATGAGTGGTCAACCTGAAGCGTTGCGGCTGGCTGACGAGCTAGATTGTCGCGGGCACCGCGCCCCTGAGTGGCAAGACCAGTTAGATGCAGCATCCGAACTGCGCCGGTTGCACAACGAAAACCAAGCCGCGCATGCCGTAGGCATACAGCAAGAGCGCGACATGATGGCGCTGGAAGCCGAGGTCGAGAGGCTGCGGGCTGAACTTACCGCCGCCTACGCCGAGATACGCAAGCAGGTTGCAGGAAGCAAGGTCGTATTCGACCGCGAGCTAGTCAAGCGAGCGAAGGAGACGAAATGACCGATACGCCGAGGACAGATGCGGCGCAGTGGGACAGCTATGTGGATGTGGACGTTTCCCGCACCTTAGAACGCGAACTCGCCGCCGCGAAGGGGGAGATCAAGCGGCTGCGGGAGGTGGCAGAGCAGGCGCTAGCGTTCACCCTGCGCGGCTTTTCAACCGTGCGTGATTTTGACGCAGCGAGAGCGGTGATGCATGACGCCCTCCGCGCCGCCCTGAAGGAGACGAAATGAGTGAGCAGATCAAGTGGAGCAATGCCCCCGACCGCACATCGTGGGGAGCCAGTATGCGGGTGGCGGATATCGCCCTCGACCGCGATCACACGCTTACCCTGTTCTGCGAAGCGGATCAGACAGCGAAGGTCGATGCGATGTTTGCCGAGGTCAAGCGGCTGCGGGAGGTGTTGAGCGATATCGTTGATTTCGTCGATGGCCCCGCCGAAGGCAAGCGCCCGGACGTGTTTGCCTTGCGGATTAAAGCTGCCCGTGCCGCACTGAAGGAGACGAAATGATTGCTGAGGTTAAGACGCTGTACAAGTCCAACTACAGAGATGTACCAGCATGCCTTGACACGCTTCGTACTGATGTTGTGCGCGATGACGTAACGCAATTAGCTGTTGTGTGTATTCGCAACGGTGAGATAGACGTGCGTGGAATGGGGAGCCTTGACGTGCATCAGACCTATTCCCTGCTCGCGCAGGGTGTGCGGTTTCTGGAGCCTATCCTGTTGGATGTGTTGAAGGAGACGAAATGACCCGCGACGAGATCATTCGTATGGCGCGGGAGTGGCTGCCAAAAGCGTACCGCGATGGTGATGTTGGTGACGAGCCAAAGTTCACTAGGCACAATATGGAGGTTGCATTTGCCGCTGGAGCCGCTGCCGAGCGTGAGGCGTGCGCGAAGGTGTGCGACCGAAAGGTCGATGCCGAATACGAAACCGGCAAGGTAGATCACAACGAAATAGCGTGGACAAAGTTGTGCGCTATCGACATCCGCGCAAGGAAGTGACCATGTACAAGGTCAACCAAGACACCTATGCTCGGGTGTTCCGCATGCTGCTCGACGATCCCATCACGGCATACGATGCTGCCGAGGAGACGGGCATGCACGTGGTCACTGCCCAGAGCCTGATGCGTACGCTGAAGAAGCACAAGGTGGTGCATGTCTGTGCATGGGAAGCTGATGCACTGGGGCGGGACACGACACCTGTCTACAAGTTGGGGCATGGCAAGAACAAGCCACGCCACAAGTTCACTGCGGCTGAGCGGCAGGCACGTAGCCGTGCCAAGAAGCGTACGCTGACATTACTGGGAGTATGCAATGAGCTACATAGCGGGGGAAGCAGTATGGAAGCTGCCGTCTGATGAGCAGCCACCACGCAGCAAGAAGTTGTTGCTGCTGTCGCCCGGCGGTGTGGTTGTGATCGGGCACTGGGCGGACTGGGCAGTGGCATGGGCACCACTGCCGAAGATTCCACAGCCAATCAAAGACAAGTTGTACGAACGACTGGAGAAAGAGTGATGGACATCGTGACCATCGACTTCGAGACGTACTACGACCGCGAGTACAGCCTATCGAAGATGACCACCGAGGCGTACGTCCGTGACCCGAGGTTCGAGGTGATCGGTGTGGGTGTGAAGATCAACAACCACCCGACCGACTGGTACACCGGGGGCAACCCCGGCCGGTTCCTTCGCTCGCTGGACTACACCGACAAGGCGATCCTGTGCCACAACACAGCGTTCGATGGTGCGATCCTGTCGTGGCACTTCGGCATCCGTCCCAAGCTGTGGCTGGATACCCTGAGCATGGCTCGCCCCTTCCACCAACTTACTGTGGGTGGCTCGCTCGCCAAGCTGGCTGCGTTCTACGGGCTGGGTCAGAAGGGCGACGAGGTGGTGGCTGCCTTGGGCAAGCGGCGGGCTGACTTCACCGCTGACGAGATCGGTCGCTACGGGATGTACTGCATCAACGACGTGGACCTGACCCGGCAGTTGTTCGACAAGCTCAAGCGTGGGTTCCCGGCCAGCGAGTTGATGGTGATCGACCAGACGCTGCGCATGTACACCGAGCCGGTGATCGAACTCGACGTGCCACTGTTGGAGCAACATCTTCAGGATGTGCGTGCCCGCAAGGCGGCACTGCTGAACAACGTGAGCGTGGGCATCGAGGACATCATGTCCAACGCCAAGTTCGCCACGTCGCTCCAGAACCTAGGCGTCGAGCCGCCGATCAAGACCAGCAAGACCACGGGCAAGACGACGTGGGCGTTCGCCAAGACCGACAAGGGCATGGAGGAACTGCTCGAACATCCTGACCCAGCAGTGCAGGCACTGGTGGCCACCCGGCTGGGGGTCAAGTCCACCATCGAGGAGACACGCACCGAGGCACTGATCGGCGTGGCCGGACGGGGCAGGCTGCCCATCATGCTGAACTACTACGGTGCGCACACCGGGCGGTTCTCAGGCGGGGACAAGTTGAACCTTCAGAACCTGCCTGCCCGAGGCGGCAGCAACGCCATCAGACGCAGCCTGAAGGCGCAAGAAGGGCACGTGCTGATCGCATCCGACTCCTCCCAGATCGAGGCCCGGATGGTGGCCTACATCGCAGGGCAGGAGGATCTGGTCGAGGCGTTCCGTGACAAGCGGGATGTGTACTCCGAGTTCGCCACTGAGGTCTACGGTCGCAAGATCACCAAGGCTGACAAAGTGGAACGCTTCGTTGGCAAGACTTGTGTTGCCGAGGGAACTCTCGTACTATCACAGCAAGGCTGGAAGCCAATCGAGGCAGTGACAACCAGCGATCTGTTGTGGGATGGGGAGGAGTGGGTATGCCATCAAGGGTTACTGAACAACGGCATCAAGCCAACATTGAATCTGTGCGGTGCTTGGTTGACGCCGGATCACCAAGTGTGGTCCGGGACGCGGTGGCTGGAAGCGCAATCAGTGGTAACCGACGCCGATATCCTCTACCAAGTATTGGACACCGGAGCGGAAAACTTACCGTCACAGGCTACATGGCTGGCACCAGAGGTGGAGTCAGTGCCCTCCTCGTGCGGTGCGATTGCAACGCCGCCGAGTATGCGGTTGACCAGAGCAACTTCAAGGATTTCCGCAGTACTCGCTGCCCTCTTTGCGCCAAGGCAGCAGCGTCTACGAAACGCTATTGGGTGTACAGCGAAGCAATGGCAGACGATGGGCACCGGACTCGCCTACTCAATCGTCTCGCGGCAGCAATCACTCGGTGCCACACACCAACATGTCGTGCGTACATACACTACGGCGGGCGCGGTATCTCCGTCCATCCCGAGTGGCGGCAAGATCGAACCACATTCCTACGGTACGTCCAAACCCTTGACGGATGGGACCGGCCCGATTTCGAGATGGATCGGATCAATGTGGACGGGCATTACGAACCGGGGAATATCCGCTTCGTATCGCGCAGCGATAACCTCCACAACAAGCGCAAGGTCGCAGACCTTGAGGCGCGTATTCGACATCTCGAACTGCGGCTCTCGCAACAGGTTCACGATACTGACTGAAGCTGGACCAGTCATCGTCCACAACTGCATCCTTGGGCTGGGCTACGGCATGGGTGCAGCCAAGCTGCAACGTACACTGGAGATCGGACAGGCGGGCATCAGCGTCAACGTGGACCTGAACGAAGCCGAACGGATCGTACGGATCTACCGGGCGAAGAACTGGAGGATCGTGCAGTTGTGGCAGCGGTGCGGCTACGCACTGACCACCATGGTGCAAGGTGGCAGTGGCCACATCCACGACATGCTGCCCTACGACCACACCGGGATCACACTGCCCAACAAGTTGAAGATCCACTACCCGGCGCTGCGTGCCACCAACAACGGCTTCGAGTACATCGCCGACCCGCGCACCTACCAGAAGGCAGCCAAGGCACGTGTGCTGGGGACCGACGACACCATCGCATGGACCAAGATCTACGGCGGCAAGGTGACGGAGAACCTTGTTCAGGCACTGGCTGCCCTTGTGATCCGCGAACAGATGGCCACCATCGGACAGGTCTACAAGGTGGCGTTCCAAGTCCACGACGAGATCATCATCTCCGCACCACAGGAGGCTGCCACGTCAGCCGAGGCGAGGCTGGTCGAGGTCATGTCCACACCGCCGAAGTGGGCACCCGGCCTGCCGGTTGCATGTGAGTCCGGTGCGGCTGTGAACTATGGCGATACCTGACCGGGTGCAGTACACTGGCGTCTCCAACGACTGCTTCCCACGGGCCACCCCGTGGGCATACCCCTATGCGCCTGAGTCATTCGTACTCCTCGATCAAGATGTTCGAGAACTGTCCGCTGAACTACTACCGGCAGCGGATCAAGAAGGAGATCAAGGACGAGGGCGGTGAGGCGTCCATCTACGGGGAACGTATCCATGCGTTCCTTGAAGCCCGACTGAAGGGGTCGGGGTTGGACCCGGAGGCGGCGCAGTACGAGCCGCTGTGCAAGTCGGTCGAGAAGCTGGCCAGTCAGGGTGAACTGCACATCGAGAAGGAAGCCACCCTCACCGAGAACCTTACACCAACAACTTGGTGGGCACCAGATGCGTGGCTGCGCAGTAAACTGGACGTGCTTGTCATCATCGGGCCGGATGCTGTGGTGATGGACTGGAAGACGGGCAAGCGCAAGGCCGACCAGTTCCAGATGCAGTTGTTCGCAGCGCAGGTGTTCAAGCACTACCCCGAGGTGCAGCGGGTCAAGACCAGTCTGGTGTGGCTCAAGACCATGGAGATGGACACCCACCAGTACACGCGGCTCGACATGAACGAGGTGTGGGGCGAGATCATGCGCCGCATCCAACGCATCCACGATGCCTACGAGCATGGCAACTGGCCCGCCCGTCCTTCCGGGCTGTGCCGCTACTGCCCGTGCCGTCACGACTGTGACTTCGCCCGGATCTGATGTAAAGAAACACTTGACACAGGTGTATAGGAG